GAAACAGAGCGGTATAAAAAGGTCATGGAGGATATCTACACCAATAATTACGGGGACTCCTTCGAAGATATCGGGGAGGCAATGGCGTCAATCACTCAGAATCTCGGCGATCTTGATGATACGTCACTGCAGACCGTAACCGAATCAGCGTTCGCACTTCGTGATACGTTCGGATACGAAATACCGGAGTCAACCAGAGCTGCCAAGGCTATGATGGATAATTTTGGTACATCTGGCGAAGAGGCAATGAATCTCATTGCTGCAGGTGCTCAGAATGGACTTGATTATTCCGGAGAGCTTCTTGATAGTATCTCAGAGTATTCTGTGCAGTTCGCAAAAGTTGGACTGGACGCTGATGATATGTTCAAGGTATTCCAAAAGGGCGCGGAATCCGGAGCTTTTAACCTGGACAAGGTTGGTGATGCAGTCAAAGAGTTTTCTATCCGTGCCATTGATGGCTCTGATACGACAATTGACGGATTTAAGCGCATTGGTCTTAATGCCGATGAGATGGCAGCAAAATTCTCTGCCGGAGGCGATACCGCAAAGCAGGCATTTCAGGAGACCATTGCAGCGCTTGCGTCTATGGAAGACCCATTGGAACAGAATACCGCAGGTGTTGATCTGTTCGGTACTATGTGGGAGGATCTTGGTCCTGAAGCCGTTACAGCATTAGCAAGCATTGAAGATGGTGCTTATGATACTGCCGGAGCGATGCAGCAGATCAAGGACATCAAATACGATGATATCGGTTCCGTATTTGAGGGATTAAAAAGAAGTCTCGAAGTATTAATCGTCCCATTAGGTGAGCAGTTGATTCCGCTTTTGGCAGAACTGATTGACGATACATTGCCATTATTGGAAGATGCTCTTCCACCGATTATTGATGCCGTATCAGATGTAATCGAAGCGTTACAGCCGGCTATTGAGGACGTTCTTCCGGTACTGATAGACTCTCTTGCAGATATCGGGGAACCTCTTATGGATCTCGTGAATGAGATTCTCCCAGTGTTACTGAGTGCGATTAACGATATCTTGCCGTTAGCAGCGCAATTGGTTGGAGAAATCCTGCCGGTTATTACGAATCTGCTGAGTATGTTACTTCCACCGTTGGTGGAAATAATCAGCGCGTTATTACCGCCTCTAATTGAGTTAGTATCTGCATTGATGCCGATTTGCGAGTCATTAATAGGTGTACTTCAGCCGATTCTCGATTTATTTACAAGTCTTTTAACGCCGATTGTTAATCTGATATCCCAAGGATTGACTCCGCTGGTAAATGCAATTACGCCAGTAATACAGATTATTTCCAGTCTGCTGATTCCGATTTTAAACAGCCTTGGAAGCGTGTTTTCCAGTGTATTATCTGGAATGTTGTCTAACACAACAAGTATTATTGGTAACATTACAAATATACTGAGAAACTTAATAGACTTCATCAGGAACGTATTTACGGGAAATTGGCGTGGAGCATGGGAAAACGTAAAACAGATTTTCAGCAATGCGGTGTCGGGACTGGCTACAATTTTTAAGGCTCCAATCAATGCGATTGTAGATGGCTGGAACGGATTGGCTGGTAGCCTTGGAAGTGTAACTATCCCAGACTGGGTACCAGGAATCGGAGGCGGTTCCTGGAGCCTTCCAAAGATGCATCGAATGAAGATAGGTATGGATTACGTGCCGTATGATTTGTATCCGGCATACCTGGACGAAGGCGAGTGGGTACTTACCAAAGAGGAGGCGGACGTGCTTAGATCTTATGGTGGCTTGGAAGGAATGATTGGAATGATTGACCGAAGCGCGCCGAGTGTCAATGTGAGTGTACAGGGACAGAGCAAAGATTTTGATTATGAAAAATTTGGACGAGCCACAGTTGACGCCATGATTGCAGCGGGAATTGGATTTAAGTGTGACGATAGAGAGTTTGCTAGACTAATAAAGGATTTGATTGATTATGTATAATATCTATTACATTGGAGCACAGAACTCTGAAAGAATTGACTTCTGCCAGTGGCCGTATATGGTCACTGGTGGAGACTTGTTCGATGGAGAGTTTGATGCAATTGAAGATGATGACAGGATTCAAGGGTGGGAAAGAAAAATCACCAGCAAAAAGCTAAATATAGAAATACATGCAGTTGGAGTGTCATTGGAGCAAGCTATTGATCAATTAGAAAATGTAGCTGAAAAAGATGTGTTGAATACAACGCCAGGACGACTCTATGTTGGATCCAGTTATATAAAAGGCTGGCTTGTCGGAACAACAAAAGACCGATGGCTACAAGATATCGATAGCATCAGCAATGAACTGACATTTAAGAGTGATTATCCATATTGGATTACAGAGGAAGAGTTCCGGTTTTACAAGCAAGGCAGTGAAAGCTCTGAAGCATTGGAATGGCTGGAATTTCCTTACGATGTACCTTACGAATTTTCTAAAGTCCGAAATCTCCAATATATCAACAACAGTAATTACACAGCTTCTGGGTTCAAGATGATTATTTACGGTCCATGTATCAACCCGCTGATCCGAATTGCCGGACATATATATGAGCTTCGGACGACGTTGTATGATGGCGAATATGCAGTCATTGACTCCAGTACCAGGTATGCTAAGGACAGAAAAATTGTCAAGGTAAAAGCTGATGGAACAGAAGAAAACCTTTTCAATAGCAAGAATAATGAGAGTTCTATCTGGGAGAAGATTCCGGCCGGACTCAGTATTGTGTCTTGGAATGGAGCGTTCGGCTTTGACATCATTCTTTTTAATGAAAGGGGGACGCCAAGATGGACTTTACATTAACGGACATATATGGACAGGAGAAAGGTCCTCTTGAGCATTGCGGTGTGAATATGGTCCTGGGAACAGACAATGATTTCCAGATAACAATTCAGAATAGTCTCTACGATAAGGAACGGCATGGAAAGAACTGCCGGTTCTTCTGTCCTGATACAGAGTACGGAGGACTGATTCGAAACACAAATCCGATAACATCTGATAAGACGGTGAAGCTTACAGGAATGACTTGGAGAGGACTATTAAATCAACGTGCAATCAATCCATCCAAGAACACATATGTCTATTTGAATGGCGAGGCGAATACTGCATTATCTGCGTATATTGCGAAGCTTGGAATGACCGAACTGTTCGAAGTGTCAGGAGAAGATAGTGGAATTATTCTTAAGAATTATCAGGTGCCGCTACAGACAATGTTACTAGATGCGTTTGACCAAGCACTCGCATTGCAAGATGCGAGACTTGAAATCCGGTATAAACAAGGACCGGCAAACGGAAGAGGGTATGTGTTGCTCAAAGCTGTGCCGATTACAGATCACTCCAGTAACATTGAATGAAGATGGTTCTGTAAAGCTGAATATCTTAGATTATCAAAATGGGGTTAATCATCTTATATGTCTTGGAGCTGGCGAGGTCGAGCAACGCCAGCAGGTAGATCTCTATGCGTGGCCAGACGGAAGTATACGAAAAGAACAGTATTATACAGGCATTGATCTGATAGAACAGTATTATGAGAATACGACCGTTGATACTTTGGCAGAATTGGAAGAGGAAGGCAGGGATAAATTTGAAGAATTGAAGAATTATAAACAATTAAAAATATCCGTAGATGATACAGATCTTGAACTTGGAGACATCGTTGGCGGCAGAGAGCGTATCACCAATATTTATATGGCAGCGCCGGTTATCCGGAAGATTGTAGACGTAACGGGAAGAGGGCGCATGAGCATTTTGTATAAGTTGAAAGGAGAAGAGTAATGGCAAAATTTGTGCAAACAACATTGATAGATGGTTATGCGGGTGGCCCGCACGTTACGGAAGTACAGTTAGGGCTTGCGCATCAGGCGACATTCGGACCTGATGATTATGTGTTGGAAGGTGGGCGAAAATCTGAGGCGCAGGTGCTTACCAATAACAGCATCCGTATATTTGATGCAGTGTATTGTATACAGGGACGCAGAGATGTGATACCGGCGAGCGGATATACAGATGTGACGATTGCGAACGGTACGCAAGGCATGAACCGAAACGACATCATTGTAAGGAGATACAAAAAAGACGAGAGTTCTGAAATAGAAACTACGGAATATGCAGTGATAAAAGGCACACCGAATGCGGGAGAAGCTGTGGATCCGGAAGTGACGATCGGAGATATCAGAACCGGTGCAACATTACATGAAATGAAATTGTACAGAGTAAAAATTAAGGGACTGAACATTACTGCAGTCGAGCCGTTATTTAATATTCTGAAGAACATGGCAGTATTGCAGCAGGAGATCGCTCAGACAAATAAGGATTTGACTGAGAAATTGGGGTTCCAAATGTTGCTTAACACCGATGTGCAACAGATCTATACGATGTATGGCGGTCGGGTTAAGGTAGTATCTGGCACGATGATAGTTAACATTGCCATGAACATTGGGTATGCGAAACTGTTTTCTGTCGAGCAATTAAAAAACTGGTTTGGAACTGACCATACTACAACACGGCTTAGCGTAAAAACATGCAATGGAGACGATGTGGCACAAGAAGTGCATTTTTACGCCCCGGAGATATGGAATGGTGAAATATTTCAGTATTTCTATCCTGCAAATCGAGAGGGGCCAATGCGAATTAATTATAGGTTGGAATATGTGTATAGATAAATCTATTTCTCTACCCAATTTACACAGAAAGGATATATATATTATGAAAATTACTTTTAATGATGCGTCAGAAATGACCATCCAGTCAGCATCGATCCGTGCAGATGGAAGTCTTCTGATCAAGACCATATCGGCAACGGAGGAAGAACTGAGATCCATGTTCCAGGACGAGTTCAAGATTAAGAAGATGACCGTGACAGAACGGGAGTCCACAGTCGCAACTTATGAGAATTACACGGATTTAAATGCCGTAGTAAAATATACGGCTGGAATCCTGGGCGTAGTAATGTACCGGGAAAAAGAATCACCAATGGATCGTATTGATGCACTGGAAGAGCATGTGGACAATCTTACAGAAGCCAACAAAAGCCGTGAGGCTGAAAATGCAGAGCTTATCGCTACCGTGGACAGTATCCTCACAGACGTATTGCCGGCACTGCTCGGTGATGGCACAGAAGAAACTGATACAGAAAATACGGATATAAAATAAGAAAGGAAAAGAAAGGATGAATGATATGACAACATTTATTGCAAGCAGAATTATGGAAGAGGCTGACAAAAGCGTTGAGGCAGGGCAGAAGAAATACCGAGCATATTTTGTAAAAACACGCTTATACAAGAGATGGAAAGATAATGTTGATACCATTTTAAAAACGGACGGGTATGAAGATGTAATTGTAGAGGCATAAGGAGGAAAGAAAAATGGCAGTTAAAACGGTACAATATATATTTAACGGTCAGACTTACAATTTAACTTATAATTCAACAAGTGGCAAATACGAGGCCACTGTTACGGCACCAGGTAAATCGTCATATGGTCAGACGGATCATGTACTTGGTGGAACAGTAAAAGCTACAGATGTGGCAGGGAACACGGCGACGGTAGATCAGAGCCATGCCACACTTGGAGCATCTCTCAAAATCCGTGTGAAAGAGAAGGTCGCTCCGGTCATTTCAATTACAGAACCAACAACAGGATCATATATTACTACAGAGACTCCGGCAATTAAATTCAAAGTAACAGATGCTGATTCTGGTGTGAATGCTGGAACGATCGCACTGAAAATTGACGGCACAGCAGCGACCGGAATTACAAAAACGGCGGTGACAGGCGGATACGAGTGTTCTTATACACCATCGACGGCACTGTCAGATGGTGCGCATACGATATCTGTCACAGCCAGTGATAACGATGGGAATGCATCTGCTGCAAAAACTGCAACATTTACAATTGACACTGTACCACCAACATTATCTGTCACAGCACCAGTTGATAATCTTGTGACAAATAAGAACACCGTAACCATAACAGGTAAGACAGATGATATCACATCAAAACCGGTTACTGTCACAGTAAATGGAACAGCGGTCACGGTTGCTACAGATGGAACATTCAGCAAGGATGTTACTCTTGTTAATGGATCCAATACGATTACAATCGTAGCAAAAGACAAAGCTGGAAAGACAACAACTGCAACAAGAAAAGTAACACTGGATACTGCAGCTCCGGTAATTAAATCGATCACGCTGACACCAAACCCGGTAGATTGCGGAAAGACCTTTGTGATTGCTGTTGAGGTGACGGACTAGGAGGAGTTATGGTTACGAAAGTAATCGGGAAAGTAGATGGGCAAGAAGTAATCTATGAGCGCAGTGAGGGGGATCTGTGGAAAGTCACAGTCCCCTTAGATCTTGATGGCATGTATGTGATCGAGGTTTCGGCATATGATGAAGCTGGAAATATTTCATTCTGTACAAAAATGTTGCTGATCGTAGATCCGGCTACACTATGCGCAAAGCTTATCTCACTGGATTATACGGTGGAGGTAGTTTCAAAAGAATATGATGTAACTATAAAAAATAATGATTTTAAGGTGGAAACAATATATCCACATCACCATAGAAAGGGGTGCTGTTGTGAATAGAGTAAAATTTATTTTGGGCGAAGACAAACACATTGAACTGCTGATCAGAAGTCCAAATAACGAGCCGTTCACAATAATAAGTGCATCTTATGATCTTCGGAGATACGGAGAAGTGGAAGCAAGCGGGGAATGTGACATAAACGGCCATTATCTCGATATCAAGCTTGCACCACAATGCAAAGCCTGCTATGTATTGGAAGTTACGTATATGGTTGCGGATTCTACACGAAAAGCGAGGATAGAAGTGGAGGTAATCTGATGCTTGAAATTACAAATGTGAAGTTAAGCAAGAACACGGTGAATGCTGGAGAAAAGTATGTAATATCCGTGGATATTAATGAGATAATAGATTATCCTTATGACTTTCCTTATGACTTTCCTGTATCATGTACAAGAAAAGCAGAGCCTGAAAAGTAGGTGAACGCATGGAAATCAGAGCAAGACCGAAAGGTCTTATTTTTATACAGAAAATTCGAACTAAAGAGAAGTGAGGTATATGAAAATGGAACAGGCTAATTACATCAAAGCTATTTTCACAGCAGTATTCGCCTTCCTGTCAGCGCTCCTTGGAGTACTGGCAGTGCCGGTGATCCTGTTGGTGGTATGCAATCTGATTGACTACATGACCGGGCTTATGGCCAGTAAGTATAGAGCGGAGGATATAAATTCCTATAAGAGCATTCGAGGAATCTTCAAGAAGGTGTCCATGTGGCTCTTGGTAGTGGTTGGAGCAATTATTGACGAAATGCTATTATATGCATCCTCTACGATTGGCTGGAAATCTCCGGTGACATTCTTGATTGCATGCATTGTAGCAATGTGGCTGATCTGCAATGAGATTATTAGTATATTAGAAAATATCCAGGACATGGGCGTTAAGATACCAGCGTTCTTGCAGCCATTGGTCAGACATATCAGGTCACAGGTGGAGGAACAGATTAACAGTAGTGATTCAGGGGGCGAGTAATCGTCCTCTTATTATTTATGTGCGACGTCGCACAGGAAGGAGATTAATATGGCACATATATTTGTAATTGCCGGGCACGGCGCAGGGG